TAAATACAATAAAGCATATGAACAAAATACAATTGTTGTGGAAGAATGTAGGATTATCAACGGTGAAAGAAAACCAAGTGGTATATCTTTATCCAACGCTGATTATTATGTATTCACGGTAGAACATAATACCAATTGGTATATGATATCAAAGACAAAATTGTTTAGATTAATAACAAATACCAAATCACCGAATAGGTATATGATTAGAGATAAGAATGACTTTATAATTCAAGTATTTGATAAACCCTGGTTCTTATCCCAATGCACAATAATATGATAACAAAAAATAATATATTAACTGAACTGTATAACAGCGGACAATTGCAACATAAACTTATTGGTATTATGAAAAGACATAATATACCAGGTAATGCAGAAATACAAGATGATATTATACAAACAACTTTTTTACATTTAACAGAATATGATACTATCAAGATGATAGATGCATACACACAAAACCCTAAAAGAATATTAGCGTTGGGTGTTACAATAATGTTAAGAAAGTGTATCTTAAAAGATAATAGATATAATAATCCCAAACATAGTTTAGCTGAATATATCCTTTATGGTAGTCCATTAAAATCATATAATAGTAGTATCACACCAACAGATGAATTTGATGAATACCTTATATTATCAACAGATGAAAAATTTGAAGATATAGATGATGAAACAGATTACTTTGAATTGTGGCAATATGTTTTAACCCAATTAAATAAAGAAGAAAAGATATTATTAAATAACTTATTGTTAAAAAACAAAGTCCCAAATAAAGATAAAAAATCATTAAATAAAAAAATAAAAGAAATAATAATAAACAAAAATAATAATTAAAATGACTACAGAACAACACATCCAAATTATTGATACATTATTACCTATCCTGTATGAATACAGAGCGATAGGACAAGCTAAAGTATCAGCAGACGCATCAGAAACACTTAAATCAATCTATGCTGAAATATTCGGTGTATATAATATTGATTCAAGATGTCCAAGTTGTGTTATAAATTATTTATATATGTTAGAAGCATATAGAGATAAAGCAGTAGGTGAAATACAAAGATTAACAGAAGTGATAGAATTAACAGGAACTGCTGTAGAAGAAGTTATTATTCCTGAAGCAGCAACAACACAAGAATTAATTGAGAAGGTTAAGACAAGTAAGAAACCTAAATCTTGTTGTAAGAACAAATAATCAAAGGAATAAATGTATCTGCAACACATTTTAAGTGGGGAAAAATGGATTATAATTTATAATTGGATAGTTTATACTTATAATATAAATAACAGTTATAAAAACTAAAAAAAACTAATCATATGCCAAGAGGTAGATACACAAAAGAAAACCAACCTGAAGGGCGAGGACGCCCCAAAGGTGCAGAAAACAAAGTAACCAGAGCAGCAAAAGATGCATTCTTAACTGTTATGGAATTATTAGAAACAAGGATGACTTCAGATGAAGATGTTATTAGTAGATTATCCCCAGCGAAAGCTGCGGAATTATATGTTAATCTATTAAATTATATTAAACCTAAATTATCAAAGAATGATAATAATAATCAAGTAAGTGGTGATATAACAATAAATGTAAAGTTTGATGATAAACCAAAAGATATATTATAATGGAAATAGATATTATTTTACCCCGTCCACACCCCGCACAACAAGAAGTATTAGATTGTGATGCGAGATTCAAGGTAATGATGTGTGGTAGAAGATTTGGTAAGACACTTATTGCGATGGTAATATGTATCCAAAAGATGTTAAATGGTGAAGCTGTGGCATATTGTGTTCCTGAATTTGGATTGGGTAAGGACTTCTTCCGTGAAATATTAAAGTATATCCCAAGTGAAATAATCAAGACAGATAATAAAAGTGAATTATATATAGAACTTATCACAGGTGGGACATTAAAGTTCTTTAGTGGTGAAGCACTTAATTCATTTAGAGGTAGAAAGTATCATTATGTTATAGTTGATGAAGCTGCGTTTATCACCGACTTAAAAGAAGCGTGGGACACAGCAATCCGTCCTACATTAAGTGATTATAGGGGTGGTGCATTATTCATATCAACACCCAACGGTAAAGAATACTTTTATAGTATGTATATGAAAGGTAGGGATGAATTACAGACAGAATACAAGTCATTCCATTTTAGTTCTAATATGAACCCCTACTTCAGTCAAGAAGAATTTGATGCAGCAAAGAAAAGTATACCAGCATTTAGATTTAATCAAGAATATCTAGCTTTACCTGGTGAAAACCAAAACAATCCATTTGGGACTGATAATATAAATCTTAATATAATACCTGAATTATCTAATGAACCAACAGTTGTATATGGTATTGATGTGGCGAAGTATAGTGATTATACGGTTATTATTGGATTAGATATAAATGGTAATATGACTTATTTTGATAGATTCCAAAGTCCCTGGGCTATAACAGCACATAAGATTAAAGATTTACCTGATGGTATATTAAAGGTGATGGATTCTACTGGTGTTGGTGATGTATTGTTAGAACAGATAATAGATGATACACCCAATCTAATTGGATTTAAGTTTACTACAGAATCAAAACCAAAGATAGTATATGAATTGATTAATGCGGTTGAGAAGGGTATGGTTAAGTTTAATCAACAAACAGGTGATGAAATGTTTGTATATACATATAAATACACATCAACGGGACATATCAAGTTTGAAGCACAATCAGGATATAATGATGACTGTGTTACAGCATTAGCAATTGCATACCATCATATGTCCCAAGCAGAAATCAATAATAATTTCAAGTTATACTTCGCATAAATAAAAACATACTTATTAAATATGAAAGAAATGAATATAAAACAAATTTTAGAAAAACTACCAGGTAATTGGGATGAAGTAACATTAGAATTATTTACTAAACTAATTGATTGTAAAGTAGATACTGATGATGATATTTTGGATGGTTATAATAATGTAATCAACTTCGCATCCGCAATAACAGGTATTCCAACGGAAGATTTTGATAATATTAAAATGATTGATATTAACCAAATAGGTAGTAAATTATCATTCATCAATACTGATATACCCCAAGTTAAATCAAATAAATTTAAGTGGAAAAAATTAGATGAAATATTAATGGATGATTATATTACATTCATTCAGTATGGTGATAAACAAATCTATCATCTATTAGAATTTGTTAAAGCATTTAATAAAGTAGAATTAACTGATGAAGAAATACAACAATTACCAATCACAGAAGTAATGTGGGGTTTTTTTTTATTCAGGAAGAACTTACGGAAATCTCTGAAAGCTTCAATAACATCGGAAAGGATGATAATAGCCAAATACAAAGTAAAAGAAATAGCGAAGAAGCTGATGAACAAAGTAATATCAAAAGAGAACAGAATGTAATGAAAAAAGAAATATACAAAATATTCGGTTGGCATTTTATGGTTAAAGAAATCGCAGATTTTACCAGGTGCACCTTCTTTGAGATAATGGAAAAACCTGCGATTGAGATTAGTGGATTAGCAACCGTAATGTATTATAAAACATTATATACAAAAACAAATTAATATGCCATCATTACAATCAGCATCAAAGAAAGCATTATATGAAAACAAATTATCCCAATTAGATAATTTAGGTTCTAATCTAACTGACTTTTTAGAAGAACAAACATTTACCGTGATAGAAGATATACTTGGGGATTTTGTATTGCGTATACAACAGAACATAGAGAATGAATCAGGTATGATTACCACAGGTAAGATAAGTGATATTAGTGTTAAGGTAGAAGGTAATGAAGTTAATGTATATGCATACCCCTACCTTGTTTATCAAGATTTGGGTGTTAATGGTGCAATCAATAAGAAATATAATACACCATTTGCATATACAAATAAAATCCCACCCGTTGATGTAATTAAAAAATGGATTAAAGATAAATCAATATCATTAACCAAAGATGAAGGTAGTGAATTATCTGAAGAACAAAAGATTAACAACGCAGCGTGGGCAATATCAAAAAAGATATATAAAGATGGTATTAAACCCCGTAATATATATTCCAAAGAAATACCACAGCTATTAGCTGATTTGGATAGGGAAATAACCAACTTCGCATCAGATGCGACAGTTATAGTGGTTGATGTAAATAAAACAAAATAAATGTCTTAAAATGATTTATAACAGACATACTTATAAATAAAAGAAAAGAATATGTTTATAACAAAAACACCCCTAAATTATTCACCAGCAGGTAATCCTGTTGTGTTTGGATTTTTAAGTAGCACAACTGACTTGCGTGTATATACGGTTGATTTATTAGATAATAATACCAACGCTACAATCTTTACAGGTAAAGCTTACCCAACCCCAAATAATCCTGATTTTGCATATATCAATTTATCCAATCAATTATCAAGTGTTGTAAAACAAGATGTAGATAATAATAATACATTATTAATCGGTAAGACAGAACCAATCATTAAATATAAAGTATTCGCACAAGATTTTGGTATTGATGTTGCGACGGGACAATTATATGCAATATCAGCTGGTATAACAAGTGGAACATATAACGCATATGAAAGCAAATTAAATACATTATATTATAGTAAGAAATTAACTAATAATAGTTTCTTAATGTATAGTGGAGATAATGCGACACAAAGGTTTTTAACCTTCAAGCCAAATCCAATCAAGGTTAATCAATATAGTTCAGAACAACTTTATTTTATTAAGTCGGGACAAACAAGTATGAAAGTATCATACGCATATACTACAAGCACAGGTGAAACATTAGTCCAATATACAGTTCCATTAACAGGTGGGACAATAGCAGGTGCGGTGAGAGCAACAGCATTACCTGGTGGTATGGCATTTCCTGCAAGTCCATCAACACAAGTTGTTAAAGTAACGGTGGACGACCCAGTATACGGTTTAATAACTTTATATAATGGAACTTTACCTGGTACAATAACAACACATACGCAGTGGACTACAGCAGTAGCAACAGCGATTAATACAAATACATATGGATATACTGCAGCATATGTTGCAAATACAGTTGTATCTATTACAGCACCCCTAGCTTATGGTTCATTAATTAATGGTAGAGATGCTTTAATTCTTTATGTTGGTGCTAGTGGTTACCAATCATCATTTAGTGGCGGTATTGGTGGTGTAACATATTTTGATATGTATAGATTCCAAGTATCCCCAAAGAAACTACAATTATCAGGTTCTACAATACCTGTGGGAACAACATATAGTGTTTATTTAGCTGATGGTTCAGGTGTTAAAATAAGTGAAACAAGACAATATATAGTGGAAGATGTTGATTGTAATTTAGATTATGTTAATTTATTCTTTACCAATCAAGTTGGTGGAATAGATACAATCCAAATGATTAATCCAAGATTAAACTATGGTAATACAAAATCTATAATTAAAAGAACATCATTAGATGTTACAGCAACTGATGTATATGTTACAAATGGGATATATAACCCCGAGAAACAAATATATGCGAATACATTAAATTCTACAGTTGCGTTATATACAAAACCCCTAAATGATATAGAAAGTGAATGGTTGATAGAATTGATTAATAGTCAAAATGTGTGGATAGAATTAAGTAATGGTGAATTATTACCTGTAGTATTAACAACAAATGATTATCAATTAAAGAAACAAAAATACACAAGAAATGAATTAATCCAATATGAAATTGTAATGGAATTACCTGGTAATTTCTACAACATCTATGATAATGATATATCAATAATAATTAACTAATATGGCATACCAAATTTATTTAACTGATGGTTTAACATCGGCGGAATTAGATACAGAAGATATAGAAACCAAATCAATATTTGCGTTGGTGGAACTTCAAGATGTGGGAACAAAGAGAAATAATATACAAACCCTAACCTTCAAGGGAACAGATGCGAATAACCAAGCGTTTGGACATTACTTTGATTTTGGTAGAACAACTGATTTAAGTGATGCGAATAGATTATTCTTTAATTACAACCCCATTAGAGCTGTTAAAGTTATTGTCTATGAAGATACTTCATTAATCTTTATCGGGGATTTAAGGGTGACTACAATTGATGTAGACACCAATAATGTAGTATTATACAACTGTGCTGTAACAACATCATTATCAATCTTAAAAAATGTATTATCAGATAAATATTTAAGAGATTTAGATTTTACATTTATGCGACATAGATATTGTTGGGATACTATATCTAATAGTTGGGTAGATAATGATAATGCACCTGAATTATATGATGTAGCAACAGATGTATATTCACAAACAACACAAGGATATGGTGTTGGTTATTGTTATCCATTAGCTGATTATGGATATAGATTTAACGCTGATGATGCAGTATATGCAGGTTCAGTAACAGTTCCTGCTGAAGCAATTGTTAGTTTAAGAAATCTTAAACCAGCTGTATTTGTTAAACAATATTTTGATTCTATATTCTCTCAACCTGAATTAAATGGATTCACATATGAAATTAGGGGTGGAACAGGATTTACAAGTATGTTTAATCAAGTTGTAATCCCCGAGACAAATGAAGTATTACAAGATAGTGTAACAGGATTTACAACAACACAAGAACCAACAACCTATCCATATAATAAATATTTTTATGTAGCATCATATCCAAATAATGTTGCACAATCATTATTAACATTAAATACCACCACACAACCATCAGGATATTTTACAAATTATGTATTACCAATTGGACTTGGATTTGGTGATTATGGATTAGAAGCACAAAGAGCATTTACAACATCAGTTAAAGTTGAGGTTAGATTAAATATAAATAATATTGGAACTGGTGCAGTTGCTGGTAGTGATTCATATGTTAGATTATTTTTAATACTTATAAAAGCAAATGGGACAACTGATTATATTGGTGGATATAGAGCAGTAACACCACCATCAACAGCACAATTATATGTCTTTGAGCTAAACGCCGCTAATGTTTCATTTAATATTGGGGATAAAGTGGCGGTATTATTAGAAAGTGAAATACAAATAGCACCAGGTGCAGGTTCATTTGATATACCAGTAGATTTTAATTTTGATAAATTAACAGTATCTGTGCCTGGAACAACTAGTGATACTTTTTATTATAATGCGGCACCAACTGATAATTGCACTGTAGTTGATTTATACACACCAAAAGCACCAACAAATATTAAACAGTTGGACTTCTTAAAAAGTATCATCAATCAATTTAATTTTATTGTATATACCGAGAATACCAATTATAAACATATAATATTTGAGCCATATGATAGTTATTATTATAGAGCGAATGCTTATTATCTAACAACAAATGCGTTGGATTGGACAACCAAGATAGATTATACTGGTGGATTAACTATCAAGTCAAATTTAGAATTACCCAAATCTTATTTATTTACATATAAGTCAGATGATGATTACCTTAATAGTTTCTATAAAACTAAATTTAATGAAATCTACGGACAATTTGCATTTAATGATGCTTTGGGATTAACAGCTGAAAAGAAGGTAGAATTACTTTTTTCCCCAACACCTATGTATACTTTTAATAATACTATGAAACCATTATATTATAAAGTAGAAAACAACATAGTTAAACCAACAAAGATAAATCCAAGAATAGTTTATTATAATGGTTATAAATTATATGATAATAAAAGTGGTGGTAATTATTTTGGTTATGAAGAGATTGGAACAACAGGTATTACAATTACAACAAGAATTGATGAATACCCACAAATAAGTAATTACTATCTTGTGGACGCATTTGACGCTGTTGATACAACACTTTTAACAGGATATACTGTTGTTAATGATATTCATTTTAATCAACCAAAAGAAATATATTTTAGTGATGTTAATAATCAATTCTTATCACCATTAAATTCATATCAAAATTATTATATAACCCAAGTATCCGATTTAAGTAGTGAACAAGTTATATTTGTAGAATGTAGTGTATATTTAAGTCCATTAGACATCGCAAATTTAGATTTAAGTGTTCCTGTATGGATAAATACTGGTGTTAATAATGGAGCTTATTTTAAGGTTATAAATGTAGAATATGAAAACAAAGATTTAACATCCAAAGTAACCCTACAAAAAATTCTGTTATAGTTCTTATATTCCATCTTTCATCATCCCCATCTATTAAGGTGGGGTTTTTTTTATCCCATACTTATTATATAAACCAATTAATATGGCGGAAGAAATAAGAAAAGATATTATAATCAGCGTAAAAGCTGATACTGGTGATGCAGGACAAAAGATTGATGAACTTGGTGATAAAATTAAAAAGGTTGGTGATACACCTGCGGACACCCCATTTAAGAACTTTAAGACACAGATAAAAGAAGCTACATTAGAAGCAGCTAAATTAGAACAACAGTTTGGTAAAAATTCTGCTGAATTTAGAAAAGCAGCACAGCGTGTAGCAGAACTTAAAGATAGTTATGATGAATTTGGACAATCAATTAAGTCATTTAACCCCGATAATAAACTACAATCATTAGCATCCGCAGCTAGGGGTGCAATTGTTGCAGTTCAAGGTGTAACAGGTGCTATGCAGTTCTTGGGTATACAAAGTGGAACTGCGGAAGAAGCAATAGCAAAACTTCAAGGTTTAATGGCGTTTAGTGATGCGTTGGGTAGTGTTGATGATATTAAGAATGCATATCAAAACTTTACTAATGTTATTAAAGAAAGTGCTGCATTCCAAAGTATTTATAACGCTGCGACAAAAGCTGCAACAGCTATACAATTAGCGTTTGGTATTGCAGTAGATGCGACAAGTATTTCATTCAAGGTATTAAGAGGTGCGATTATCTCCACAGGTATTGGTGCATTAGTTGTTGCAATTGGATTCGCAATTAATAAGATTGTAGAATGGACTGAAGCAACTGATAAACAAGCGGAAGCACAGAAAGAATTAAAAGATACTTTAGATGTAGAATTTTTTGATACACTTAATGAACAATACACCACCCAAATTAAAAAGATTAATGACTTAAAAGATGCATCAATTGGTAATGCGAAGTTACGGGGTGCTAGTGAAAAAGAATTAAGAAGTATAGAAAAAAATGCATATAATGAAAGAATAGCTGAATTAAAAAAACAAGAAGAAACATTAAGATTACAAACAAATCAAAACCCCTATGCTGATGATAATGAAAACCAAAAACAAGCATTAAAAGAATATAAATCAATAAAAGCACAAAGAGAGAAAGAAGAAAAGGATTTAACTGATTTTTTATTAAATAATCAAATTAATGATAGAACAAATAGATTGGCGTTACAAAAACAATTTAATGAAGAATTAAGAACTTTACAACAACAAAATTATCTTAATAATATTCAAGATGAAAACAAAAGAAAAGAAGAACAAATAAGAATTGATTTTGAGAACGCACAAAGAAAGATAAAAGAAACCAAATTTAGTGAAGATGAAAAAACTAAATTATTAGAACAAACCCAAGTTGAGAGAAACCTTAAACTTCAAGAATTAGATGAACAGATTAGACAACAGGAAATTGATAAGAAAGCTAAAGATGATGAAGAAAGGATTGCTAAAGAACAAGAAACACGGGATAGATTATTTCAGATAAGAAAAGATGCATATGAAAACCAAAAAGCGGTTGATGAAGCGGAATTAGCGTGGAAGAATGAATTATATGGTTTATCAAAAAGTGTGTATGATACATTAGGTGGATTATTAGAACAAGGGACAGATTTACAAAAAGGTGTGGCAATCACAGGGGTTTTAATTGATAAAGCTAAAACTATATATGATATTATAACAAAAACCCAAACAGCAAACGCAGCGGCATTAACACAAGCGGCAGTCCAAAGTGCTGCTGTTCCATATGCGGCGGCAGCGTTTACAGCACAAGCAAATGCTAAAGTAATTAGAAATAATGTTAGAGCAGGGATTAATGTTGGACTTGTGGCAGCACAAGGTGCGATTGCGATAAGAAATATTACATCTGCTAAAAAAAGTTCTTCAGGTGGTGGAGGTGGTGGTAATGTAACAGGTGCTGGTGGTGATGATTCAACTGCACCAACAATAACTGCAACAGCAACAGCACCCCAAGCTATACAAGATGTTAGGGTGACTAATCAAGGACAAGCTCCAATTAGAGCATATATAACAGATAGAGATTTAAGAAATAATGAACAAAGAACAAACTTCTTAAATAGTATATCAACATTTTAAGGATTTTGATAAATTTGTAGATATTTATAATTATAAACAAATTAAAAACAAACAAACTATGATTACTAAAGAACAATTTTTAAGTATTACAAGACACTTTATAACAGCAATTGGTGGTATATTAATAGCAAGAGGTGTTACAAGTGAAGAACTAACAACAGAAATTATTGGTGGTTTAATGACTTTTGCAGGTGCTCTATGGGGCGTATTATCAAAGAAGAAATAAAGTCAGCCGCAACACAGATGAAAGGGATGTAAGAGATTACATCCTTTTTTATTTTACTACATACTTATTTATTATATTATGAAAAATAATTTACCAGTATATGAACTAAAGATAAATGATTCTTTAGCTGATGATAGTGAAGTATCATATGTTGCGTTAGTTGATGCACCTGCTATACAAAAAGATTTTTTAATATTCCAAAGTAATGGACAATTTATTAATCCAAGCAAAGGTGAACATCAAAAAGATTTTATTGATAGATGTATTAAATATGTTATAGATGAAGGTAAAGAAGCACCACAAGCTGTTGCAATATGTAATAGTTTATGGGATAATCACTTCGCAGAAGAATCATATACTGACTATCCCCAAGCCGCAATAGAGAACGCAAAAGTTGCTTTAAGATGGGCGGAAAAAAATGGTTGGGGTGAATGTGGAACACAAGTAGGAAAAATTAGAGCTAATCAATTAGCTAATAATGAACCTATATCAAGAGATACAATATCAAGGATGGCAAGTTTTGATAGACATAGACAAAACGCAGATAGACAATTAGGTGATGGTTGTGGAAGATTAATGTGGTTGGCTTGGGGTGGTGATGAAGGAATTGCTTGGGCTCAAAGAAAGTTAAAAGAAATTGATACTAAACAATTCGCTACTGAAAAAATATCATTTGATTATGACGGGACTTTATCAACAAAGCGTGGTAAAGAACTTGCATTAAAACTTATGAAAGAAGGTAATACAGTTTATATTATATCTGCAAGAAGTGATGTTAATGGTATGACTGAAGTTGCATCTCAATTGGGTATTGCTGAATCAAGAATATATGCTACTGGTAGTAATAAAGCGAAAGTAGAAAAGATTAAAGAATTAGGTATTAATAGACATTATGATAATAACCCCGATGTTATTAGTGAACTTGGAAGTATTGGTATTAAATTTACTGTTAATCATAATTTCTCAATTACTAATGAAGAACAAAGGATTATATCAGGAGCGTTGATGTTGGCTGATGAATTGATATATAGAAATTCACCAGAATTTGGAGAACACTATGTAAAGTTTACGGCAGAAACAATCAAACAAATTGTTATTAAATTCTCAAAAAAGAAGTATCAAACTAATGTTAATTTGATGCATAATGATAATATGAAGGTTGATGGGGTGACTATGATAGAATCATTTATTACAGATAGGAATAGAGGTATACAACCAATTAAAGGATTTGAAGATGTTGCTGATGGTAGTTGGTTTGGTTCATATTATGTTGAGAATGATGATGTGTGGGATATGATTAAACAAGGTAATTTCAAGGGATTTAGTGTGGAAGGTTTATTTGAGATGGTAGAAGCAAAAGCATTTATTAATAATGAAGATGATGAAGTTTTTGAGATTTTATCACAGATTAATAATATAATAAATAAAAACAAAAAAAAATAAAAAAATGAATATTAAAAAAGAATTAGTAAGCACATTTAGAAACTTATTATCAGCTTATTTTGGTAAAGTATATTCTGATTCAGAGGTTAAAATATCCGATAGAATTGTTGGTGGTGTGGTAGAAATCATCGCACCTGATGGGACATTATCCCCAGCAATTGACGGTGAATATTTAATGGAAGACGGTTTTACTTTTACAGTAAAGGATGGTAAAATAGAATCTATTATTGGTAGTGATGGACAACCAATTGTTGAAATACAACCAGAAGAAATGACTGACTATACTGAACCAAGTATAACAGGTGAAACAACTGAAACTAAAATGGATATTACCGAAGATGTTGTTAATATTGAATCATCTTTATTTGAGATTTATAATAGGGTGATGGAACAAGAAAACAAAATTAAAATGTTAGAAGAAAAAATGATGTCTATTGAAGAAGCACATAAAAATATGACTTCATCAAATTTAGAATCACAAAAAGCGGTAGAAACATTTAATAAGGTTGTTACAGAATTAAACAACAATATTAAGACATTAGCAAGTGTTCCTGTTCAGTTCTCAAAGACAGATTTATCAACTAAAGCTGCTGATGATAGACAAGAAAAAATGAATGATTTAGTAGCGATACTAAATAGCAATAAAAAATAATTATATACTACATACTTAATGTATATATAAATAATAAATTAAAAATTAAAATTAAATATTATGGCATTTGATATTACAGGTTTAGGCACCTATGTAAAAAATGGACAGGGATACGCAATCAAAAGTATTGCAAACGCCCCAACCGCAAAAGCACTTATTGATTCAGGTAATGTTCAATATGGTGTTAAAGGAACTGCTGCAATTCTTAAAATGAATTCAGACATTTCTATCGCTGACGCATCAACTTGTGCAAGAACAGTTGGTGGCAGTATCTTCTTATCTAATAAAAATTTGGTGGTTAAACCACTTGGTTCTTTTGAGAATATGTGTCCAAAAGTTTTATGGAACACTTTTTATAATGAATCAATTAGACAAGGACAATTACCTGAAGAAGCATTTTTACCAACATTCGCTGATGCAGTAATGTCTGAAAGAGCATTAAAAGTAGCACAAGAGAATGAAAAAATGATTTGGAGAGGTGATTTGACTTTAACAGGAACAACTAACCTTAAGAGAATGGATGGTATTATAGTTCAGACAACTGCAACTACTACTAACGCAACAGGAACAACTATGGTTGAGAAATTGCAGAACTTCTTTTTAGCTTGTGATGCTACTGTTAGAAACCAAAGTGATTTTGTAATCGCAGTTCCACAAACAATCTATAATGAATATCTTGTTGCTTTATCACTTAAAAATGTGTTCAAGCCATTAGATGATATGACTTTGTTTGGAACAACTGCGAAGTTGTGGCCGACTGTAGGTTTGGACGGAACAAGAACTGTATGGGGTGGTAGATTATCTAACCTACAATTAGGTATGGACGGACAATCTGACGCTGATACAGCATCTATGAGATATTCTACAGAAACTACTAACTGGTATATTGATTTTGTATACGGTTTAGGTATAGCTGTTGTTTGGGCTGATGAAGCAATCAAACAAACTACTGTAGCTGCTTAATCGCTAAAGTAAAATAAATAAATAAAATTAGGGGTAGATAATTTCATCTACCCCATAATTAAAAAAAAATAAAAATTAAAAAATATGGCTTGTAACAGTTTAACAGCTTTACCCCGTGTCTGCCCAGATGGCGTATTAGCTGGTGTTGAGAAAGTTTATATTATAGCGTTTAAGGACTTAAAAGCAATCAATACAGGAACAACTGAAGTTTATTCAGCGAATACTAGTGGTATTGTAACTACTATTGGTTTACAATCAGGAAAAACATTTGTTGAGATTGGATTATTAAAATCTACATCAGGATTAAATGAAGCATTAACTAAAGATAATACTAAAGGAACAAGTTTTTTCACCCAAACAGTATCAATTGTCTTAAGTGATATGACTTCTACTAATATTGACTTTGTTAAGAATGTTGTTAATCAACCTGTAGCAATTCTTGTTAAATCAAGAACCTCAAAATGGTATGCAGCTGGACTTAATGGACAGTTTGAAGTATCTGCGGTTGATGGTGGAACAGGTGTAGCTGAAGCGGATTTGATTGGATTTACCATTACATTTAATGGTATTGCACCAGGTCCAGCACCAATTGTTTTAGATTCTTTAGTCCCAACTATTATATCTTAATTAACACTATGAAAAATAATAATCCCTATCTCAACAGATGGGGATTTTTTATTTACACATACTTATAAAATATATAAAAGATAATATGATTTTATTAAATAAAAGTTTATCAGCACAAACAATATTTGTTACTGCATATGAAATAACACCTGATGTAACAACAGGTATGACTTTATCTTTATTTAACTTATATACAAATGTATCAAGCGTATTAACATTAGGTAATGATATATCATTATATCCTGAAAGAATAAATGAATATCTAATATTAGGTAGTATTTCAGGTTATTCAGTTGGGAAATATTCTTTTCAAGTATTTAATGGTAGTGATATTATGGTTGAGGAAGGTATATGTGAAATTAGAGATAATGTATTAACCCCAACGCAAGAAGTGGATGAACAATATACATTCATTCCACCGACAGCAACAGATGAAGATTATTTAGTATATCAATAAAAATATATATATTTGTAAAAAAAATTATGGCAATAGTATATCAACATCGCAGATTAGATACAAATGAAGTTTTTTATATTGGTATTGGTAAAGAAATTTCAAGGGCATATAGTAAAAATATGAGAAATAAATATTGGAAACATATTGTAAATAAATATGGTTATGATATTGATATTTTAATTAATGGTTGTGATTGGAAACAAGCTTGTGAAGTTGAGATGGGAATGATACAAAGTTATGGTAGAAAAGATTTAGGGAATGGTTGTTTAGTTAATATGACTGATGGTGGTGATGGTAATAATAATCTATCAAAAGAATCAAGACAAAAAATGTCTATATGTAATATTGGTAAAGTAGCGACTGAACAAACAAGAAAAAAATTATCAGATATTAAAAAAGGTAAATTAAAATCTGAAGAAACAAAACAAAAAATGTCTGAAATAGCGAAAAAAAGAACATATAGTGAAGAAACAAGAAAAAAAATGTCTGATGCTAAAAAAGGTAAACCATCCCCAAATAAAGGTATTTCTATGACTGAAGAACAAAAACTTAAAATTTCACAAGCTAATAAAGGT